ATTGCGAATATCCGCATACAAGCGGTCAGCAATCGATGCCTCATCAGTTCCCTCGTTAAATGAGGAGATAGGCTTTGCGCCTAACATCACGCAAGCATCAGAACATATTGATAGTGCGGTATCACCAGCTGCCATTTGACTTGCTCCAAATATCTTTTACCCACCCACCAGAGCCAGCTCCTTTAGGCTCACCGTGAAAACAAACAACCCTTGCATCTTCTGGTTTTGGTTTTCCCATAATGTGTTTCTTATACGAAAACACTTGGTTTGGAAAAACCTCTTGCCAAAAATCATACGGTGCTTGACGTTCAGAGATAAACGACTGGTCTCCTAATCGTGGCGCTTTGTTGTATTCAATCATATACTTATCAACCCCTTTGGTAAAGGTATTATATAAAAATGAATAATCTCCACGCCAAGCCATTAGGCCGCTGTTTGGTACGTTCCAGCTTCCAAAATCCCTAAGCATCGTAAACCTATGGTTATAACTAGCAAAATGTGAAATATCACCAGCTATTACCGTATCTAAATCAATGTATAAAACGGTGTCGTCAAATACCTCTGAGAATATCTCAATCTTTGACCACCAGCCCGGCCAGTTATTCTTTAAAGGAATACGCTCGCACGGTACATCAACATCAGAAAAACAAATAAAACGATGGGGAATTGTCAGGTTATTTGCCACCATATTGCGTAACCGCAATACATCGTCTGGCGTATATCCATCTTTGTATATTGCCTGGTCAAACCGCCCAGCCTTCAACACACAAACCACGTTTAGCATGGCATCCCTAATATCTTATTTGTTTCACCGCTTACAGAGTAAATGCCCTTTGTTAATCCCCTTGTTTTGTGGCCTCTAAGTATTTCAGCCCAATGCTCTATTTGATTCCACTCAGCAAACTGCCCACTATCCTTTGTTGGTTTACTCGTATATTTATCCGAATACACCAAACTGTCTATGCTTAACGGCGCACCAGCCATTATTACCTCATCAAATCCCATGCCGTGCTTTGCCCATAATGCGCCAGCTACGCCACTTGAACCAGCTACCCAGCTAATGCTAGGCCACTTGTAATCCACAAACTCCCACTTATCCTTCGATACTGGCAAAAACCAAATGCCACCGCCATTACTAAACTTTCTGGGCCTAGCGTGTACGTATATCTTACGACCAGCGTGTTCCTTAAACATCTGAGCGTGGTCTCCATGTTGAGTCCAAATATGCTCAATCTCAGGAAACATTGCCGCAGCATTGTTTACTCCTAACAAAACAGCATCGGGCCATAAGGCCCGTGCTATTTCTACATCTTTAAAAACACAAGGAGCCGCACCACATATAATGGCTCGACCCTTGTGCTTAGTGCCATAGATTTCAGCCATAACTAAGGTAAACCCTAATTATTAGTCGCTATCAATAGTACCTAATGCAGTTGCGTTTGTTACGTCAACAACACCAGCAGCAGTATTACCAGTAACGATAACAAAACCAAATGTTGGGGTTGTGCCAGCAGAGTTTGCATGGACGTACATTAAATCGCCAACTTTAAGCAACGATGCTGCGCTGTTGAAATAACCAGACGCATCAACCGCAGTAATAAGGTCGGTAGTTCTGTAAGTCCAAATCTGTGGAGCGTTGCCAGCTTTTGAGGCAGATGCCACGTTTAAACCAGTTGAGCTATAAGGCATAATCTAGTCTCCTATTAAGCAGTTTCACGTGCTGTGATTTTTACAATACCCTCAGCATCGATAGCGATTGCACCGGCAGAGAATACAGAGTTCACTAAGAACGATGTCTTTTCTGGGATGTAATTTACTTCGGTGCGAGGAGCGATACCTTCAGCGTAGCCAAGAGCGTCCTTGTGGAAAGCAAAGCAAGTACGATCCAAGCTACCATCAATAACCAAGCCGCCTTCAGTACGGTCACCCATTACATGGAAAGTAAAGCCTAAGAACGTATTAATCTCGCCGCTTACCAAAGCCTTAACGGTATTGAAGTCAGAGCTGGTTACAGCTGTTTCAGACAACAATGATGCCAAGCCAGAGGCGTGGAGAATAATATGACGGCCTTCTGGGGGTACGTTTGCACGATCCAAGAGGCGCTTTGCTTCGCGCAATTTAGCTACGTTAAGGTTGGTATCTGTACCACCGATATCGTTGCTAACTGTGCCTGTGCCGCTAGCAGCTGTCAATGCGTCCAGGATTAACTGGTCTTGACGGCGGCCAATAGCATTGCCCAATACTTGTACGAGCTCTTGACGCTCATCAAAGTTTACTTTGGCTTGGCTGAAGATATCGCTATATTCAGCAGCATTCCAGTCTTGCAATGTGCAAGTTACATTGGAAAAGCCTACGTTTAATGGGGTTACATCGGTCTGTGTAATGCGTGGGGTTGCAACGCCACGACCAACTTTAGGGAAACGGACGGTAGAGCCTTCTACTCCACGACGCTGACGTACAGCACCAACCAGCATAGCCTTGCCCTGGTAGGCCTGTTTTACCTCAGCATCAAATAGAGTTACAAAGGCATTAGATAATGAAATGCTCATTTGAAAATCTCCTAAGATAGGTAAACAAAAAATTAAGGTTTATTGCTTCGGTTAGCCTGTTTTGCAGGGCCGTATGCTTGCTAGTTACGCTAGCCAGTCGGCAGAGATATCTGCATTAAGGGTCAATTAAATGATATGCCTTAATGAGTTTCTAGCAGAATTGTAGAAAAAATACAACATCTAGTTGCATATTTTTAATTTTTACTAAATGTTGATGAAAAAACCCCCGGCAAGCTGCACCGGGGGGAGGGTCACTCTCGTGAGGAGATTCCTTATTTTAGCCGAAATTCTGAGCAAACATTCGCTCAACTTTGGCTCGGTATGATGGATCTGTCTTGTACTTAGGATCGGCAACCATCTGGTACAACTCATCTTTCGATGGCGCACCTTCAATCGGAGCTGACTCAACTGGGATGCGGGATCCCTCATAAGTCTCTCGGAGTTTCATCAAAGCCTTTAAGCCTTTGGCTGTACCGCCCATATACTTAAATTCCTCAAAGTCATCCTTGCCCCAGATTCCTTTGTTTACAAGACCCCTAGCCCAATCAGTCATGCCTTTAATAATGACATCTGCATTAGGACCAAGAGCTGCCTTCTCTTCTGCTAAAGACCTGGTTACATTTTCTACCTTCTCAGCGCCCATGCCGACAACCTTACCAACAAGGTTATCTAAAGCCAACTGCGATATCCCATGCTCCTTTGCCCAATCTAATACATGGGAGCGTACAGGATCTGTCTCTGGCAAAGAGCCAAATGCTGAGGTGTCATACTTACCATCAGTCGGGGCTTTGTGTTTGCCTTGCGATATCTGTTTCCTAAGATCCATCCAAGACTTTGCTATGCCCTCAAGATCGGGGGCTGAATCGTCTTTCTTCCAAAAGTTCTCAGGCCACCAATCTGGCCTGTCTAATGGGGTGTCATCCTCTGGTTCAGATAAATGAGCTATTGCGGTTGATTCTGGGTTTTGTGATACGGCTTGACTGTCTTCAGCGCTAACTGAATCCAATAGGCCGCCTTCTGTTTCTGCGGGTTGGACTGCTTCAGTCGTTTCCATTACATTTTCCTTGCTTTTAAGATCCTTGCTTCAAGATCCCGCACTACAGAGTTCTGCCCTTCTCGATAGAACGCATAGCTTGGGTCAGAGCCAGGCAAGGCAACTGGCTGCTCTAACAAAGCTGACCTAAGCCACTTCATTAGTTTTGCTCCATCCTCTGAGCCAAGAACTCGGAGGCATAATTTATTTAAATCCTCAGCTGCTTGTTGAGAATCTCTAACGTCTGTGGCTACGTTTTCTAACCCTTCCCAGCCGTCATTCATCAGCAGTCCTCTGCACCAGCATAGTCACTATAAGTCTTTAGAACCTCGTAGATTGCAGGGATTAAGTCACCCTTGAGGTCTTCCATATTGATATAGTGTGCGTTCTCTTTGACTGTAGCCATATTGCCATGCCTTGCCGACTCGTCATAATGAATAGCGACTTGGACTTGGATTTGGTCTTTAGTGCCAAA